ACATGACTACGATCTATCAGGTTGATCCGTTGGATAGTTCGGTACAGGCAGTATTGAAGAAGCCAGTTACTGCTATGACGCCGTTTGACAAGGTCTCGTATGACATTGTCAAAGAGTACAACAGCATGCCTGTCGATCTTCGCAAAGCCTATAAGGACATGCGTGAAGATTACGATAAGTCGGCCAAAGAGTTCGAGAAGCTGCTTGAGCAGCGGCTCGGTAAAGACGTACTCGATAGAATCAAAAACAAGTACGACAAGAAGAAACTTCAGGTCTATTTGCCTTTGTGGCGTGACGGTAAGTACTGGCTAACTTACACCGACAAGAACAATGAGACCATCACTTCTGCCTACGCCACTGACGTAGAGAGGCAACGAGCGAAAGAAGCCGTGTTGGCTGCTGGTGGCAGAGATATTCAAGACTTTAAGCGTCTGCGGGATGCGCGTGAAGGTGCGCCGCCGACCGGATTCTTGGGCGAGATCGTCAAGGAACTTGACAGTAAAGGTGTGCCGCCTGATGCCATCGACGCCGTGTACGAGGCGTATCTAAACTACTTACCTGCTGAGTCTATTCGTCAAATGCGTCGTCCCCGTGAAGCGTCATTTGATTTGACCACGGGCGTGGATCGCTACGGTGTATTCGGCTTTGAGCCTGACATCTTCCAGTCCTACGCGAACGTTGCGCCGCGCATCGCTAACCAGTTGACCAATCTGGAGTACGCCATCCCCATCGAAGAAACGATGAGGGAGATCAAGAGACAGGTTGGTGGCGACAGACCGCGCAATCCGACGTTGGCTGCGGTGTATAACAATCTGGAGAAGCAGGTCAACTTCATCCGTAACCCCGAGAAGAATTGGCTCGTGGACGGTGCCAGCTACTTCAGCTATCTGTGGTTCATTGCGGGTAATATTTCTTCTGCACTGATCAACTTGACTCAGATTCCCATGGTGGTCGCGCCGCTACTTGGCGGTAAATACTCTATTGCGAAGGCTACTGCCGCGCTGGATAGAGCTTCGGCTACTTACTTCAACGGTGGATGGGATACTAACAACGGTGGCAGAGGCGCGTTCCCGTCTGACTTTACGTTCGGCGCTGCCCAGAATCTGCCGCCCCGTTACAAGAGACTGTACAACCGTGCGGTAGCCCAGTCGATCATTCGCCGTTCAACCGGCTACGAAATCACTGAAGCACAGCGGTCTGGTGTTAAAGACTTCGTGGGAATACGAGCACGAGTCGAGCATGGTCTTGGCTGGATCTTCCAGAACTCGGAACGTTTCAACCGTGAAATTACGTTGCTCGCCGCGTTTGATCTCGCCTACGAAGAAACCAAAGATGTAGACAAGGCGATTGATGAAGCCTTGAAGTTGGTGAAGGCAGCGCACGGTTCTGCTCTTGCCGAGACTGGTCCGCGTCTGTTCCAGCAGGGTTTTGGTAAGGTGATGTTCACCTTCAAACGCTTTGCTCAGGCCCAGATCTACTTGCTGTCTAAGTTGTTTAAGCAATCCTTTGGCGATGCTGATCAACGCACCCGCGAGATTGCACGTAGTCAGTTGATTGGTATCTTCGGATCGTCGTTCTTGATTGCAGGTATTCAAGGCATGCCGATGTACGGCGCGGTCGAGATGCTGGCTAACCTGCTGCTTGGTGACGATGACGAGCCATACGACTTTGAAGCCTACATCAACAAGAAGTTTGGCGACATGGGGCAGAAGGGTCTGCTCAACAAGATGATTCAGGTAGACGTTGCTTCGCGTACCGGCTTCAACAGTTTGATCTGGAAGGACGATCCGCAACGCATGGCTGAAGTTGGTCCGTTCTTGTACACCTTGGAGCAGGCAATGGGTCCTGCCTACGGCGCGTTCTTGAGCGGTCAGCGTGGGTATGATCTATTTAAAGAAGGTGAGTACCGACGTTCCATCGAGGCAATCACACCGTCGTTTATCCGTAACGGGTTCAAAGCAATTCGTATGGCCGAGGAAGGCGTGCGTAACAAAGACGGCACACCTGTTATTGAAGACATAAGCCGTTACAACTTGATGATGCAGTTGGTCGGCTTTACTCCTGCCAAGGTAGCCGAAGCTCGTGAGAGCGCGGGTGTAGATAGAAAGATAAGTGACAAGCTTTATGCACGTAGAGATAAACTGCTTAATCAGTATTTCTCTGCTTGGCAAGAGAATGATCAAAAAGAAATGCAAGAACTACTCGGTAAAATGTATGAGTTCAGCATAAAAAATCAGAAGCCCGGCTTGTTTATTGATGCCGAGACGATACAGAAATCCATTTCAGGCAAGTTGGAACGGCAGGCACAGTCAGTAAACGGTATGTACTTACCGATGCCGGTACGCACCAGAGTAGAAGAAATACGAGAGGGTGGTTAACCCACCCTCCACACCCTGACGCCGAGGTGTCCTTCCTTGGACGAGATGTAAGCCTTCACCCTAACCTTGGCTTGCTTGGCGCAAGTATCTATCTTGTAGAGCATCTCTGCCGGTCGGACGGTAGGCACGAAGAACGAGTCTCCGATATCCATACCGTCAAACGGGAAGATCCATTCAGGCTCCTGAAGCCTTGTCTCCGTCATTCTTCATTTTCTCCAAGAACTCTTTCGTTACTTCAGGGTCAGCATGGAAGGCGTACACCCAGATCGGTGCGGTCACACCGCCCTTCCAGCCCTTTGACAGACGCATCTTCTTGGCATCGATCAACGAGCCTTTCGCCTTCAACACCGTCTCCATCTCTTCCGTACTGACATTGCACTCGTTCACCAAGAACTTTCTTAGCTCAGTCTTGGAGATGTACTGCGTGCCGTTATCTATCTCGATACGGGCGACGATTGCACCGTACGCATCCGACACCTGCCTGCCTTCGTTAAAGACAAGTATGCCGTTCTGATACTTCATCAAGAACTCGGTGATCAGCGCATCGTAGTCAACTTCGCCATCCTTGACGGTCTTATCTCTGACCATGATGGACTGCAACAGCACATAGTTGAACAGGCGGTCGAGGTCATAACTGACAATGTCAGCACGACCGGCAATCTCTAACCCTGCAAACGATGCCGCCAAGCCGTTCTCGTAGAAACGATATGATGCGTCTGTACCAAACCGCGATGAACGTATGCGGTCGTGCCACTTGTCGAGGACTTCCGTAGCAGCTTTGTCACCCATCTTCAGCAGGTACTTGATGTACTCATACCCTGCCCAACCGTAGTTGGTATTGAACGGATCGAAGATCTCCTCGCCTAGCCTTGGATTATTAGCCATGGCAGCGGGACGGGCTATGCGGAACTCCATGTACCGCGCCATCTCACCAGTCGGGTTGCGCTTAGAGGCAAAGATCTTGTCCCGCATGGACTCGTTCGATGTCATCAAGCACAGTTGTGCCGCAGTCAACTCCTGCTCACGCTCTGCGTTCACGTTGGACTTCAGGCGAATCTTGCCCTTGCCCTGCGAGATGGAGTGGATCAGGTTGGACAGTTCCTTCGGGTCCTTGTCCTTGACTTCGTCCAATCCTAAAAGAATGTTCTTGAGGTTAAGAGCACGCTGCACAAGTCCGTTGTCGGTCGCTTTGTATACGCTGACATCTTTCGGGTTAGCGAAGACACTACTAGCAGCAAGCAGCGCACCAGTCTTACCGCCGCCTGTGTTGCCGGTGTAGCAGAACGTCATGCCACTCGTGGTGCAGTAACGCATCAGCGGAGAGCCAAACGCCATGCCGACCGCAAAGGCGTGCATCTCAAAACCCGGCATGTCGAGTTTGTTGGCGCACTCCTTCCACTTCTCAAACGAGCCTTTCGGCTCAAGCATCTTGGCGATGCTCTTCACCAACGGCGACACTGGAGCAGGCCGCTCCTCGCCTGATCGTGTGATCTCGGTCGTGCCGATCACGAATACATCGTTCTCAGGTGTCCATCCCATCTGGCTGCGTACTTGTTCGGCAGCGTCCTGTGCTTGTAAGTAATGTGCCCATTTAGTCATATAGTCCACCAACTTCGGCCATTGTGCTTGCGTGGGCGGTGATACACCCGCCCTACCTAGTGTGCGTTTGAATTCGTCCAAGGACTGCACCGACTCATTCGATAGATCAACTTCACGAGTCTCATGCGGCAGCACCACCCTGATCGTATAGATCTCACCCTCGGACTTGCTGTACATCCGCTTGATGGGATAGAAATCATTAGTCGATATCAGCGTAGGTTCTGGCTGGTACTTGGTTCCGTCTTCGTCAACTTCGGCGGGTGGGAGATAGTAAATTCCTCCGGATCGCCCTCGTACATAGGGACGGAGCGCAGGTGGAAATGCTTGAATCTCTTTGGAATCCTCTTCGACCCAAACTGAGTCCGCCTCAGCCCTTTCTTCCGTGGCTTCGACAAAACGTCTGCCGACTGCAAGCGGGTTTGTGATTCGGCCTCGTAGTGGGCAGCCTTCGCAGCCGCCGGGGTTGAGTTCGTTGAACTTCTCGCACGAAAAAGGTTTACCAAATGATTGATTAGCTTTTCTAATAGTTGCTTCATGGTTGTACTCGGGGTGGTCTTCGGACATCAAATGGATAGCTGATTCCCAGTCCGTGCAGTGCCGTGCAATCGACAACCCCGCATACCACAACGGTTCTTCCAGTCTGGTCGCATTGACCAGAATGTGTTTGATCTGAGCGCAGCCCTCATCGCTCAGACTTTTCTCAGCTATGTCTTGGAACGTCGTTTCATAGTTATCCAGACGAGCAATCTTCCTAGTGTCTTCGTCCAGACCTTTCGGCAGTAGATCAAGAATTGATCCTGCTGTTTCAGTCTCACCTAAGTAACTCTTAAACATGTCGAAGTCGTACTCAACGAACTCCGTGTCCAAGAACTTGGTAGGCGTGGGAGGATCTTTCTTGTGATTGAACGTCTCAGGGCAGCGAAGGATACGCGCTGCGTCTGCCGTTACGGCAGGATCAATCTTGAGATAGTCCAAGCACATCTGCTTGAACTTGGTTGCATAGATCTTCCATTCCTCGGTAGGAACATCGCGGTCGAAGATCCAGTACGCATGGACGCCGCCACCGGAATCAACCCTGACCGGAGGTGGTAACTCGTATTGCTTTACGAAGTCGTCAAGTGCAGCCAAAGCCTCCTCTTTACTGGAGTACTTCTTGTCACTGTCACCGACATCAAGATCAATGAAGAAGGACTTGCAGTACTGGGCGTAATCCGTCTTCCTGCTATGTCCTTTGAAACTGTTTAGTGCAACAAATACATTCTGGCCTCCATCATTTAACTCGTTTACAACCTTAACTAAGTCGTCGAATGTCTCTACGAACCGGTGCGTTGTTCTATCGTTTTTTATACCAGCTACACAATAGACACCCTGCGACGGTAATGCTTTCTCGTAAAATTCTTTTATCATGACCGTTACAGATAAAAAAGGCGGGGTGGCAGTCCCCCGCCAACTGAGGTGACTACAAACTCAAATCAAAAAGTTCCTCCTAACATCTGTGCGATGTAGATCTTGGCATCGAGGGAGTTCCGAGCGGGTAACACGCCGTCAGTCATATCTCTCTCAATCAATGAGATGAATGCTTCGATGCGGTTACGCTTCTCTTCTCTTATACCCTGTCCACGAAACCACGCATAGACCGTAGTACGTGAAGTCTCCAACGCCTTGGCTACGTATGCCGCAGGGATGTTAGCCTCGACACATAGTCTGCCAAGCCTGACCCCTAGACGGTTAGGATCGCCGTCCTTTAGTGCAACCAAAAACTTGTCACCGTATGAGCGAGGCATATCTACTCCTTACTTCTTCGCCCACTTCTTGACAACGTCAGCGACGTCACCGGTAGGAGCGGCTTCAGCCTTCTTACCTGCCTCACGTACCTTCGGCTCGTCAAGCGCAGCAGGTCCAGTGACAACCGGCGCACCCGGCTCAACACCTTCATCTGCCTGATACACAGTCAACTTGACCGCTGCTTCTGCCGCAGTTGAGTTGCGCTGCCGCACGATGGTCTCAATGTCTTCTTCCTCAACGGCAGAGACAGGCGAGAACAGAACCTTCGGTACAGGCGACTTGGTATCAAACTGCATCTTGGTCACGACGCGACCCGCGCTGATGTCGTTGTTAGCCAACATCTGAATGTACGGACGGAACGGCCACTTGCCATTCTCTTCCTTACCAAAGCACGACGTAGCAGGGAGAACCAACTGCATCACATCGCCACCGGGGTTGTTGGGTAGAACAACCGCAGTACGCCATGACAGACGGCACGCCGTACCGCTGCCACCCTGACCAGAGCCTTTAACAGACCACGGGCACGAGTCACAGGACTTGGCTTGCGGAGTTTTGACCTCGGCATCCGGAGTCTTGGAGTCCGACGACCAGCAGAGCGGGGCGACCTTCTCGCCTTCCTTGTACGCACCAGAGTAGTAGGTGCGGCTTGCGGTGTGTGCCATCTTCACGAAGATCACGTTCATGTGACGGTCTTCGATAGACGCGACTTCCTTGCCACCTGCCATCTTGCGGAACACGCCGCCCTTGATGGAGATGCGCTTCATCCCACCTGCGCCGCCACCTGCGACTGCGCGAGTGTCGTCATCAAGCCCCGTCTTAATCGTGGCAATCTGACTCTTCAAACTAAGAATGATATCGTTACTCATAAATCCTCACTTACTAACTTTACGTACTGAAACGCCATACTCGCGCATCACGTTGACACCGGGCGGCAACCCGTCGCCTTCATGATCTTTTATAAACTCTTTGAAGTTGCCTTGATGGATACGACGCTCAAGCAACTGCACGGCTTCGTTATCAAGAACAAACTTGTAGAAGTTATCCCAATCTTGGCAGAAGAAACGTTCGTTCAACTTACGCATCACCGTGCCGTGGCTCGTCTTGATGCTGTCTGCATTTACGCTGTTGCAGATGTTGAGCAATGCCGTTTCGATCTGCATCGACTCAGCCTTCAGGGCCTTGTCAGCAGCTTCATACTCTTGAAGGAGTCGGTCGCGCTGATTGCGTATAGCGATGAAAGCCTTCACTAACTCTTCTGTATTTACTTCACTCATACTAGATCCTCACTGAGTACATTACTGTACAGGTCAACTATTTTTTGATGACTATCTACCTTGCCTTGCAGCATGGAGTACATCTTCTTCTCAACGTCCGAGCCTTGCAGGTGAACAACAGTCATCTTGTTCTTCTGCCCGACTCGTTCAATACGCCCGATACATTGCAAGTAAGTCTCGACGCTCATCACTGGCGACCAGAACACAATCGTGTCTGCCGCCGTCAAAGTAATTCCATGTGCTGCCGATTGCGGTTGAATCACAAGCACTCGCGGATCAGTCAAAGTCTGGAAACGCTTGATGATCTCTGAACGCTCTTGTGCTGCTACCGAACCTTGAATGACCTCACACGTAACGCCTTCGTCTGCTAGGAACTTCGTGACTACATCAATAGTATGGATGTACGGAACAAATACTACAACCTTGTTTGACGTTTCTTCAAGCACTTCTTTTAACGCATTGAGTCGCGGTGAAACATCGAACTCGATGACCTTTTGCTTGTCGGTGTAGACCGCACCGCCACTGATCTGAAGAAGTTTATTTAGCGATGCCGCTGCGTTGATGGCGGAGACTTGCTCACCAGATGCTTCGATAAGAAGTTGTTGCTTCAACTCTTTGTAGTACTTGGCTACTTGCGCCGTGAGCGGCACGATGCGTGTCTGATAAGTAAGTTCTGGCAGATCCAAACATTCCTTTTTGGAGTATCTGATCGCAGGTTGTAATGCTTTGAATACGTCTTCCTTGTGGGTCGGCCTCGGCATCCACTTGAACCGTGTCACTTGGTACATGACCTTGTCACGCCAAGCAGTAGTGAACTTCGGTACGCGCTGCGGTGCAACCAATCGCGCCAAACCAAACGCATCAAGCGGTGACTGCGATGCCGGTGTGCCTGTCATCATCCAGAGCCACGTGTCAGGCGTAAGTAATTTAGCCAACGTCTTCCATCGTTTTGTTGACGCCGTCTTGTATGCGTTGGCTTCGTCGATGATGATCAAATCAAACTTGGCAGCAAGCAGTTCATCGAAGACTACGTGCGTACCGTCATAGTTGATGATTGTGAAATCGTAGTTGCTCTCAATAATCTTCTTACGCTTCTCGCTGCTACCGTGTGCCACAGCGCAACTGCGGTGCATGGCGGTCTTGAATACGTCTGCCTGCCACGCCGAATACATAATCGACAAAGGACATATCACAAGAACTTTCTTGATGATGCCCAACCCCATGAGATAGTCGGCAGCCCAGATGGCAGCGGAGGTCTTGCCCGTACCGGCTTCGTTGAAACAGAACGCACGTTGCCGCACCGACAGGAACGACGCCGTATCTTTCTGATGTTCGAACGGGCGGTGGATACCGGGCCAGTTGTAGTCGCGCAGTATCGGTGACGGCAGCTTCGGTAAGTTTGGATTGGGTTGAGCGGTGTCGAGGATAGCCGATGCTATAGACACTTCTTTGTGATCCCAAAACAATAAAACGTTTTTAGCGAAAGCGTGTGCTTCTCTAATCTCGCACTTGTCTATGTGAGAGTAGATCTCGTCTGCAAGGTTGTAAGGAATTGTGAACTGTAATGCTTGGTTTTCTACTATATTCATAACTGTACCTGTTAATTAAAGCCCGTCTCGTGGGCTAGACGGTCGATGCCCAAGTTGGAGGCTGTGCCATGGATATAGCACGCGTGGGACTTGCCATCGACTGACGCGGTTCGCGGTGTCACTCCGCAGGGAAGGGTGGCTCCCCGTTCAACGCACTCACGCCTTGCGCTGAACTATTTCATCGCACCAGAAGACTTACGAGGGAAGGATCGGTTCTTGCTAGGAGACTGCAACTTAGTACCGTCCCCGTTGCTACCGCCCTTCGACAGTGCCTTTACGTGGGCAACGTCTTTACCTTTTCGGTTAATACCTTTCTTGTCGTAGGATCGTCGGGCGCGTTGGCGCTCCATACGATCTTCGTGTTCACCACGTTCGACTTGCTTCTTGTACTCGTGCTTGTATGGACGAGGCTTGTTTACATAAGGCATGTCATTTCACCTTGTAGAATTTGCATGTATCAACCGGACACCAACCGCACAGGCCGCTCGGCTTTTCAGGCCAAAAGCTGTTCTCGTATGCGTTCTCTAGTCGGGTCAGGTCGCCTTTGAACTCCAGCCACAACTTGTCTATGTCAGATCTCGCATATTCTTCTGGCACGAACGAGTTGCGCGTGATGAACAGCAGTCCCGCCTTGATGTTCACTACATCAGGGAAGTGTGCATAGGTCATCAGTGCCATCAACTTTAACTGCTTCGGGTCAGGATACTTGTTGCTGCCGGTCTTGTAGTCAATGATGAAAGCGTCTTCACCGTCAACGATCAGCAGGTCAACGATACCTCGTACCCAACGATCCTCTGCATCGAACTCACACTTGGTCTTATCTAATTTCAACGCCATCTGATACTCGGGGTATCGCTTGCCCGGTATCTTCAATAATTCATCTAGTACAGGTTTGTAGTGGGAGTAGTGTTTCGCAAGCGGCTTGCCCTCACGGACGTAATCTTCTACCGCCTTGTGTACCTCCGTCCCGTACAGCATTTGCTCCGTGACTTTCTTAGTCACAGACTTCGCTATCTTCACCTCATAGTACTGCTTCGGACAGTTAATGAAGTCTTTGAGACTACTGTATGACCACTGAATCACTTAACAATCCCCATAAGACTGCCCGTACTTCGCTTCACAAGCGACCGGCAGACCTTTAGCCCAACTCGGAGGAGTAGACATTACTTGTGTTATAAACGCAAGTGCTTCATCTACCTCACTTTCTGGAGCAATGATTACGGCAGCATCATGCACAGTCAGCACAGGCCGGTAGCGTTCACGTAGTTTAAGCATCTGCTCACCGACGATAATTCTGGCGAGTGCCTGCACCACGTTCTCAACTACAGCCCCACCCCAAATGGATACAGGGCCTTTGCGCGAGTCGTAGGTCATGCGTTCATCTTCAATACGTAGATTCGGGTATCGAATGTACAACCCGTTAGGCAGTCGTAGACCTGTGCTGTTTACTCTGACTACGTCGTGTTGTCCCAACGAATACTCATTCATCTCGCTAGTCCAACGCGCGATGTGACCCAGAGCCGTATCTGAATCACGCCACAAGCCCACGATCTTGTCGTTGATGTTGCGATACAGATTCACGATCTGCTTGCACTCGTCCTCTAACAAGTCAGCCCCCGGCGGTTGAGTCTTCAGCGTGTGCCGTAACTTCGCCGCGCCTGTGCCATAGCCAAGTCCAAGAATGCAGGTCTTGCCTACGAACCGTTCGACGGGGTTGGCCTTGCTGATCGGTCGCTTGTAAATCTTGCTGGCGAACCTGCTGTATACGTCGTCACCCTCTCGGAACTGCTCAACCAGAGCGTTCTCTCCTGCCAACCACGCCAGCACACGTGCCTCGATCTGTGAACTGTCACAGTTAATAACCACGTGGCCTTCTGGTGCTACGACCGACTTCTTCAGAGCCTTCTTCTTGGCATCACGACTCGGCAGGTTCTGGAAGTTGACTGAGTCAGCCCCTGCCCACCGTCCGGTGTGCGCCCCGTAATACTTCAACGGGATTGGAAGTAACCCCTTGTTCCTCGCACCGATACCGATGAACCGCTCGATACGCGACTCCTCGATGGTGGACTTAGTGCCCAACCGGACAGCGCACAGTTGCTGCACGATAGGATCTTCATGCTCCTGTAGTGCGATAAACCCTTCATCGTTCTTGGCGAGAGCAAAAGTCTCCTTGCCGGTAGTCGCGCTCACCTTCATGGGCGGTGCAACCCCCATGTCCTTCAGCACAGTGGCGAACTGCGGGTTGCTTGCTAACTTGGCACGAACTTCTTCCTCACTGCCTACATCCAACACGCCCTTCAGGCCGTTCAGTAACTCGGTCTTCTCAGCCTTGATCTCATCCAGACGTTCAATTAACAACGCATCATCCACGCGCAGCACCGGCAGCGTGTACATACGCAACGTCATGTCAATCAAATCTAGTTCGGACTGCGGAAAGTTTTGGACAAGTTTTCCGAAGAGTCTGTAAGTAAGTTCGACATCGTTCCTGCAATAGCCGCCGTAACGATCAAGATCATCAGGACGAAAATCACATCTTCTTTTCCCCAACGCATCGACAACCTCCGTACCTTTCTTACCTAATGAGTAACGCTCTGCCAGTTTGGCAAGTGAACCACCTGCGTCTACACCGTGTACGGCACGTGCCATACAGAGCGTATCGAAATAGTATGCAGGGGTAATGTTAAAGATGAAGGACAGGATGCCACCGTCGAACTGCGTGTTGTGACACAGCAGCGCAGACGTATCCCAATCCACTTGGTTCAGCCACGCCTTGATCTCATCGTGCGTACCGCTAAACCATTGCGTCTCATCCTCGTCAATCTTCATCGCCACACCGATCACTTCAAAGCGCGGATGGCGTATGTATTCCTCAGTAGTTAGCCGTGTGAGACTAAAGTCCTTGGCGTAGTAAGTTTCAAAATCAAGTGTTACGAAACTCATGGGTCTACGCTCCATGTTTCAGTTTGCCGCTCAAGCCTCGGCCACTCAGATGTCGTGATGAAAGACTTGTCCTGCACGAGCACGTGGTTGGTAGGCTGTGCTGTGAACCTGCCGTTGTCCAACTTAATAAAGTAGAACTCTTTGGATTGTTCTGGTTCCAAACTAAACCCGTCCAACATGGGTATGGCAGTGAACATATACTTACCAGTCAATTCTGTTTTAGACCGCAAGCGAACGCGCACCGGCACGGCTTCAAGAAACGGGTACTCCAATATACTGAACTGATGTCCGTAACAGTCCCATGTTTGACTGTCGCTCGGCTTCCAATCCAATGATGTTGTGATGATTTTGTGTGTCAGTTGATGTAACGGAACGTTGCGGTACACCGCTCCACATTCAAGCATTACATGACACCCCCACGTTCTGCCGGGGTGACTGACAAGACCGAACCACGCCACACGTAACCAATCTTCGTTACCAAAAGCGTGTGGTTGCACGTAACAGTACACGTGTCGAGGCAGCGGCCCCGCGCCAGAATAAATCATATTGTTCTATCCACTTTTGTACGTAGCCACCCTTTGCCTGTCTCGATGAACCCGGCTGCTGCTAGGGCTTCCAACGAACGGCACGTACCAAACTTGTATCGGTGTGACCTAAACGATTCCGGATTAGCGAACTTGCGCTTGCACTCCGTACATCTTCTTTCTTTTACTACGACGACCGTCATTCTTTAGCCTCTCCACTTCAGCCCGTAAGTATTTGATCTCGTGGTGGCATTGCCACAACACGCTGCCCACCGTCAAAAACTTAAACTCAGTAGTTGTTGATGTGTCATTTACCTCGTTGGGTAATGCACGAATCAGGTCAAGGATATCATCTTCTATCTCCATTACATCTTCCTCAGCACTAACATTTGTGGGTAGTACCGGATCTCGGCAATGCCCTGTTTCTTGTCAGTTGCTTTCATAAGTTCATTCATAAAATCCACAATCGTTTTACGATAGTTGGCAACCTCGCGTCTGAAGTGTGTTCGGAACTGTTCCGTGTATGAGTCATTGTAGGTACAGCCCAAGTCTTCGATGATGTAGTACCCACCGGAACGCACAGAAGACCAACAGTTGTGGAACATTGCCACCATGTCTTCGGAAATGTGAGACGCATCATCAATAAAAATATCTACGTATTCGCCCATACCGCGCTTGCACAAGTCTGCGATACGTATCTCTACGTTCTTCATGTCTTGGCAAAGTTCGGCACACTCTGGTCGGATGTCATACCCGATGATCTTGGACACGGGGAAATAGTTACCCCACATACGCAGCGATGCACCACATGCCACACCCGCTTCGCAGATGGTGAAGAGCGCAGTCTTGCGGTGAATACCACGCAGTAGTTCCTGCACGATCTTTTCGTACTGCACCGTATAGTTATGCTTGATCGTACCCTTGTCACTGCCATACAAGTCAGCGAGTCCGGTCAACGTCATCTCGGTTAGATCAACTTCACCTGTGTTCGGCACGTACTCCTCTGGCCTTACGATGTCCAGATACCGTCGCACCCCACCCCTAGCGTTTGGATCCACGTAGCGCCTCCAGTTCAGTCTTCAAAGTATTGATCTCTAACAAAATCACTGTAGCCTCGTCGGACAATCCCGCTCTGCGAATATTTTGTAATGACCGTTCTAACCGCTTTTGTTGGGACTGGCCGTACCCCCATGGGGCGGCACTCAATTCTGATTTCCATGCGCCGGGGGGTGATTGATCGTCTATCGTTACTCCGCTCGATTGTCCCACCTTCGGCTTTGATTCGTTCGTCATATTGTCTGATACCTCGGTGTACTGCTGTTGCCATGTGATGCTGTGGCGTGTTCCACAACTCCACCAAATCCTTGTAAGTCATACGCTCGTCAAGTTCTTGCGCCTTACGCTTACGTTCCAATAAAAATTTGTACTGCTCAAATGTAAGTGCCACGTTGAATCTCGACAGTCTTGTGTAAACCTTACCTTCCTTTTTCTTTCCTCGTGTCATCTCGCACCAATACTAATAACTTACACATAACATGTGACTGCGTTCGGTTGTTCTTGTCGATGTCGTACTGCTTGGCATACATCTCGATGATGTCCCACCGGATGATCTCAAGCCCACCGTCGTCACCGATCTTTGCCCAGATAGTTTCGTTCGGTATCGCCTTCACGTGCGCCTTGTCCATAATAAGTTCTGCATACTCTGCGTCTTTGGGCGGTGCTACCGCTGCTTCTACTCTTGCCATCTCACATCTCCTTCGCTACTGCTAACCATTCGTCGGCGTACTCAACGTTGCCCCAGTCCTTGAACCAAGGCCCACCTCGCGTGAAGTGAACCGCCACGGGGTTTGGGCAATCGTTCTTCGTGTGCCACCCCTCAAGGTAGTTATATGCAACGGGTAGGCTGCCGATGCGCTCGTCTTCAGTCCACTTGAACCTGTGCAGGTACATCCCCGTAGCAATGTTGACGGCTTGCGGTGTCAGGTTCTGCTTCACATCAGGATGGTCGCAGTTGATCAGCATCAGGCTCGACCAATTCTTGCGCGGATACTGCGTCTGCACCGCCCCGTCCATCTTGGTTTCTTCCTTCGGCTTGTACTTGTGCTGCACACACATCACCGCACACTGCGGGTCGGCGTAGTCCATGATTCCTGCCACATCCCCTCGCCAGAGAAAGTCACAGTCCATGAACACTACCCATCCGGTGTATCCGGCAAGATATGGCACGAGGAAACGGGTAAATGAAAACTCGGTGGACGACAGCGGGTCATGCTCTCGCCAGTACAAATTCCGTTCGCGCAAATCAGTCTGCTTGATCGGGGTGATGTCGAGTGGTGTGGATGTGTGTCGGAGTAATGACTCCCTGCATACTTGATATGCAATGTCTTCACGACTGTCCCAACCGATAAAGATCTTCATCACGCCACCTCAAACAACTTCTTCCGTGCCTCACCCTTGAAGTGCAGGATCTTGACATCGTTGGTCTTATGTTCAGGTAAACAACCATACACAGACTCACGCATCTCGCTCACCCGCTCGGGATACCACTTAGCGTAGATACGCAACGCTTCTTGGTCGCCGTACCATCGCTTGAACTTTTCATCCAAGCCTTCGTAGATTTCAAGTAAGTCTTCCCATAATCCCGGCCCGTCAGCAACAACCGCGCATCCTACGTACGGGTACAACTGATCTAGCGTCTTGCCTTCGTACTCAGGGAACTTGATCCCTCTCTGTTCCGTATTAAATACGGCGTCACGATCAAACGACCGGCGGCAAAATGCTGTATTCTTGTGTGGCTCCAACAAGTCTTTCACCACGATCTCGCCCTGCACAATCATGTCGGTATCCAAGTACATCACTGGCAGGATGGAAGTCGCGTAGGTCTCGGCGTATGCCTTGACACGTGAGTACATCAAGTTATCTCGGTCAACTTCGCTCTCCACCCGTCGCGTGATGCCCATCACATCTGGTGTGGCCTTGTCCGTATACATCGTGATGAATGCGTCAGGGTTGTGTCGGAGCAAAGACTTCACCATCTTCTGCGGCTGCGAGATGTCATCGCCCACATGGAAGAAAGCAAAGTGGTTAACTGGTCGCCCACTTAACATGTACATGTATTTCAACTCTTCTTTGACCTGCTTTACCTGCAAGTCCCACGGTGCATTCATGTTTTCACGTTGGAAGATCTTCACCTCGGGATACCACAGGCTCCGAAACCCCCTGCGGTTATTCCAATACCACAACTTGTTGGCATCGAGCAGCATGACAGGCTTACCCATCGCAGCAGCCAGATGCACATTCGCATTCGATGGAGAAACAATTATGTTGCACAACTCCATGAGCGCAGCGACGTTCTCCAAGTCCAAGAAGGTGTCGATGTGCGTCGTGATCAGGTTCGGGTGAAAGTCCTTCGCCTCGTCCTGCGGCTTGCCATACTGAAGATTGATGAACACGCTGTCGGGTATATCGAACAACGACCTGAACCCTTCCAGTCCAACAGACTTGTGTTCACCGATGACAGGTGCGGTACTAGCCCATGACAGACCAATAACTCTTTTCCCCTCAATACCTAACTCTTTCTTCAGCATCTCCACACGGTGCGGATCAGCCTTGATGTAACTCTCGCTGCGGGTCGGCAGGATGTCACGCACACTGTTAATAAAGTACTTACCCAAACTGGCAATGGGGATGTGCGAGTCGTGATCCGTCATCTTGATCTTGGCATTGTGCGGTAGGAACGTAACGTTCGACGCATTGCATCCACGCTGCATCAACGCAGCCAGACGCGCATCGATCAGCACAACAACAGACTCGACCTCTTTTGCCAACGCCTCGATGAGTGAGCCATACAGAATCTGATCGCCAATACCTTGTTCCGTCCACACAATCGGACGCTTCAAGCCAAGGCCACGCTCCCACTGCGGATGGATCGTCGAGATGCGCGGTGAACTAAATACCTTGCTGCCCCAACGCCGCTCGTAGTTACGCCAACCCGTTTTGAAATCGCCCATCTGAAGAGAGAGCAAACCCAGAGTCCACCCTGCATCGTCATTGTCAGGGTCAAGACGGCAAGCCAACTCAAAATACTTCTTAGCTGGTTCCCACCTGTGCATCTCCCAGTGGCAACGCCCAGTCTGCAACGCAGACGCAAGCAGGACAGGCGACAAGGCATTGACGTTCTCAAGCAGCCCGATGGCCTCGTCGTAGTTGCCCTTCGTCGCCGCCTCCAACGCTTTGTTGAAGATGGAGTTACCTGCATCGAACAAGGTTTGCCCTTTCTTTTCACTCACCAGTAATCCCTCCCACTACGCTTTGCTCCCCATGCAGGGGGCGGCACGTGTGCCCATTCTTTCCTGCGAAACTCATCTGCCCTTCTGAAAAAACCAAGTAACCACTTAATCATGTCATCTCCTGCGGCACGAACCGCAACAAGGTGAACGGAAGTGATACGGCGGTCTTCCTGCCTTCACGTGGGTAGATCAGGACACGCCCCGGCGACTCCACCATCATGGCATTGACCACGCCTTTCTCGATGCCTTCAAAATCATCAAAGACAAACACGGTCTGGTCGTGAACAATCTTATGGAACAACTCCAAGTCGTCCTGCTGCAATCGGCCGTCCAAATACATGAAGTCCACGCCGACTTTCTTCTCGGCCATGTCCTTGAACATTTCGGTTGAAGACTGCTTTGGGTATTGGAAGATGTTAGGCACTTCCAGATCGATGTCGTTCGATACATCGCAGGTATAAATATCTACTAAACGTTCCATAGCCAAATTCATAGTCACGGTGGATACACCGATGAACGTACCCACCTCGGCAATGACCTTTGGCTGAAAGAACTTCACCAACTTGTATAAGTCCACCGCATCATCGTACGGAACCGATCCGGTGTTGTACTCAGCGTTGCTACGAAAATTTTGGTTGATCTCAACAATCCTCTCGATTTTTTCGTACGGGTACTCATCTACCTTCTCATCCACGATGCTCCAGAAGATGTTGCTGAATCTCTGACGGCCAATCTGTATGGGGTTCACGAGATCGCCCCTACCAAATCACCTAGAACTTTCTTCTGGATGTCGCGCACATCGTCGCCCAGATCACGCACCATGATCTTCATGTTGTTGAACTTGTGCGGATTGAACGCGTGCCAAGCCAAGCCAACTGACATCATCATCGTCAGCCGATTGTCTTCCATTAGACGGCGATACAACGTACTCATCGAACGCGGAGCTTTCGTGAAGTCACCACGTATGAAATCGTTGTAAGCATAAACGATTGACGCTTTGCGATCAGGATGCGCCATCATGGAAAGCACGACACCTGCGCGGATCGACGCTGAACTGACACGTGGCTTCTGCGAACTGGATGCGTGTTCAAAGAAGTAGTCCAGATATTCCTTGGCAAAGTTTTCGGCCAGATCGCTTTGCTCAACGGTGTGACGGTTCATGCCGTGTGGATACAACGCTGTGCGGATCAATGCACTGACAATGGCCTGACGATTCTTGTCTATACCACGACGGAACGCCATGGATCGCGCCTTACCTGCGTCATAGTTTGCAAACGAATCAGGATCAACGCCACGCACGACGAGGAACGGTAGAGACACACCGGCCTTCTCAATAGCGTGAAGCCTATGCCATCCATCCACCAACGCACCGTTGGTATCAAACGAAATGGTCTGAGCCACGCTCGTGTCCCATGTACCGGCTTTCATCTCGTCGGCGTATGACTCGATCAACGCCTTGAAGTCACGACCCGATTGACGGGGGTGAACGTTGCCCAACAACTGACGGGCTTTACGAGCGTCGATGGTTTCTATTTGATGTGTATACTTAACTTTCTTAGACATGATTATGCTCCCTTGCGAACATTGATTTCACGGTTCAGATACCAAGCGGCCTTTTCCAAATCCTGAATCGGATCGGTGTCCTTCTTACCGGCACGAGCGACGTACTTGATGACGTTGCCCAATCGGTAGTTCAAGTCTTTGGCTTCGATGAAGTCGATGGTCTCGATACCACCGGCTTTGTAGTGTGCAGGGTGATTGACGAGATCGGGCTTATCTTTAATCTTGTCCAACGCATTTAGCGTGGCCTTCA